CACGAGTTGGTTCTAATATTTCGTAGCATACGTTTTCTAAATTTTTTATATCACCTGCTCCTGGTGAGTTGTCAATGTTTTTCCGCGTTGCGGTCATTGACTTAGTCATTTCTTCAAGTTTAAAGTGTTTCGATAATTGCATGATTTTTTATTGTAAGATTAAAGTAAATATAACATAGCCCATACCAGTAATCAACGCTCCAGTAGACACTAATAAGATACTTTCTATGCGATTAATTTGACGCTCAAGCTTATGTATCTTATCATGAGTCTGCTTTTGCATTATTCTGCAAAGTTTTTCATGCTCTTCTATTTTTTGTAATGCATTTTTTGCCATATTAATTATCCCCAAATAATATACGTAATTTTTCTTCGTTTGTCATCTTAGAAAAATTACTACCTTGCACTTGTGCTGATACAGCATTTGCATCAATCGTTGGTAAGTTAAGTGTTGATCCACCTAATAATGTTGATCCACCTGGTGCACTTTGCATAATAGGAAGTAGTGGATTTTCAAATACAGGAAACTCTGGAAGTTCTAAACTTACATCCATCATACTTGATCTTAAATCTGCTATAACATCAGCCGCTGCATCAAAGGGATTGGCCATACCTAACTTATCTGCATTTTCGGCAAAAGATAAATATACTTCGTTAGAAATATCATATGGTCTAAAAATATTATTTTCAATAGCATTAACTTCTGTAGCGGATATTCTATCTAATGAATTATTAAAACTTTCATCTGAAATATTTAATAATCTCGCAGCATCCATGTCACCTTTTAAAGTTTTCTTTACATCAAACAATGCACGGTTAGCATTTATATATGCATCAACAATTTCTCTTGGCTCAATAGGACCACCTTTTAATGCAACTCTAGTAAATAATGATCGCGAATCTCTTATACCTTTTTGAAAATCTGCAACTTTAAAATTCATGGTTCTTTCAGGATTTACTTTTACCGCTCTAAAACCAAACAATCCCTGAAATTCATCACCAAACTCAAAGTCTTGACCATATTCATCATATTTTCCTTTAACTAAAACATCTCTGGACTCTATGGATCTATCTAATCTTTGTAATTGTTTAAGAGAAAAAGGCATTTGTGCTTCTACTAAATGTTTAAAAATTGCAGACGCTTTACTGCCGTCTGTGTCTTCTCGATTATAAATTTGAAAACCATCTCTTGTTCTCCCACCTCTTGCAATAATATCTAATGCAGCTTCAGTCCAAATTGCTTCTGATATAAATGGCTGACCAAATTCCGCCATTGCTGTAAACAAACCTTTAGCAAAGTCATCCATGATACCGTCTTGATCTGTTCTACCATCTTGAACAGCGTTGACTACTGACTGTAGTGGTCTAATTAATGTGTCGTACGCATTAGCATGACTAAAATCTATGTATTTAAAACTACCATCTTCTTGTTTTATAGGCAGTAAAGTAGAGTTTTTTGACCATTGGGCTGCAAACCTACGGATAGCCTCTCTTTCCTCGTCTGTGACGTCGTATAGGGCCTGGAATGCTGCAACTGTACCAACAGGGACCGCCGCTACTGTAGTTGTAAAACCAAATAATCTTTTATAACCAATGCCTTGAAGAGGTTTAATTGTATTAATTACTTTACCGGTTCCATCAGTTATTTCTATAGTCTCATTGATTTCTCTTAAAGCTCGTCTGACAATGTTAGTTCCTGTTCTTGCTATTTCTGCAGGGAAAGATACGAAGTTACCAATAGGTAATTTTCTTATACCTTTAACAAAATCAGACACATAATCATAGTTAGGTATATTATTTCTTACAATGTCGGCTGCTTCTCTTTTTAAAAAATCATCATCATATTTAATTTGCACACCGTTTCTTTTAATAGATGCATTAGTATTTTTAATAATACCTTGTGCTTCAAATGCTTTTTCTATTCTGTTTTTTTCTATAGCCCAAGAATATATTTTCCAAAAGTCATCTTCAGCTGTGTATAAATCTTGTGCAGTTGATTTAATTTTTGATAAAGGTTTTAATAATAATCTCATACCTTTGTCGGACGTCATACTAGAACCAAATCCTACGTCTTCCATAAGTTTAGATATGTCCCCAATTCTAACGTTACGATTTACTACTCCAAGAGCTAGAAGCTCTTCATACAAATCATTTTGTTGTCTTGTACCTTTTAATCCTGTTTGTAATGCTTGGTATGCTTGTTTAATTGCAGCAGGATCTGCTGCTGGTAGAATACCATTTGCTGCAGCAAAAGCTCCAGCACTTACAAAGTTACGTAAGTGTGTAACTGGTGATAAAATTGTTTTAGCAATTTGCGATGCAGCTTTAGGATATAAAACTAAACTATCGTATAACCTACCTATGTTACCTCTATCTTTTGTAGCAAAACTTGTGCCTTCAATAGCTTCTGCTACTCCATTTCTAGCGTAGTAAGTATTTTCAATGCCACTAAAAGGGGTTGTAGCACCTGGAGTAGTTGACACTGCTAATCTTTGGGCCTGATCGACCGGTTCAATTCTTCTGTAGTCTGCGTTACCAAAAAATAATCTTGCTTCATCTTCTGTTCTTGCAAACATTGGTTGTGGAACTGTTGTTTTATCTGTTGCCGCCATCCAGTTAGCAATAATTTCTTCATTTTTTTTAAAAATATCTTTATATAAAACATTCCGTCTAGTAATCATTGACAACTTAGACATACCAGTTATCATTGTAATCATAGGGTTTGTATTTTTACCAAACAATTCGTTAAATACTTTTTGTAACTCTTTTGATTCTGCCGAATCACCTATACCTTTAATAGCTAATTGTTCTACATTAATTCTAGGTCCTCCAAGTCTTCCTTTTGCTTGAGTGGCTTCGTCTAATACTGTTCTGTTAACAAAAAAATCAGGTATGGTAAAGTATGCATTGGAAGGTTTATCCATTCTCATACCTTTAGGTAGTCCTATGTTTTGTGGTTTTAAAATATCTGCAACATATTGTTCAGCTTCTAAATCTTCTAGTACTTTTCCTTGTTTAACTAATTCTGGATTAGCTTCAGCCCAACTTTCTTTAAAAACTTTTTTAGCATTTTCTATTGACTGTGCTGCAGGTTTGTATCTTAAAAAAGGTATAAGACTTTGGTCTTGAAATATATCGTATGTTGCACCAAGATAATTTTTAAATTTATTACCAAAAATACTTTTAAAACCTGCTAAATCTTCTTTACTTAAAGTGCCTCCTAAAGTTTCAAATAATTCAGCCCACTTATCTCTCATAGTTGTAAGACTTCCAAAAATTTGATCATCTAATTCTTTGGCCATTTCTTTACTGGTTGCAAATTTATTTATAGTGTCTCTTACTTTTTTAACTGCTGCTTCATCCATTGCACCATAAGTAGTTGCGCCTGTAGCGTCGTCGATCTTAGCTTCTCCGGATAATAAAGCCTCGTTAAGATCATTTAAAAATTCTGATTTTTGTTTTACAGTTTGTTTGTTGCCTATGTTTCTAAAGAAAGGAAACATTTTATCTATATTGACTTCTAAATTTCTAGATAATCTTTGTGCAACATTAGTGTCTTGTGATCTTAACCCTAAAGACTCACGTTCTAAATTAAATAATTCTTGGGTCTTACCACTACGAGCTCTAAACTTAGCTGCAACATTGTCAATCCATTCATCTAATTGAGAGTTAGCAACATCTAATCCTTTGTTCCTGTTTGTTATTTTTTTAATGACTGTGCCCGCACCACCAAGAATACCCGTAAACAACGCACCTTCTGTACCAAATTTAATTCTATTTAATATATCTTTTATTGCATCAGTATCTGTACCGCTTCTATCTATTCTAGTTGGACCTCCAATAAGGTCACCAAACGTACCTACTTTTTCTGCATCACCAACAAACACACCCTCTGCTATACCACCACCTATTGCACCTGCCATAAATTGTCTTGTTTTACCTTTAGCTGTAAGTGATAATGCTTCATCAGCTGCATCAACAAGCTTTGGATTAGTAAGATTAACATATTTTTTATTTCTAGCTGCAAGCATTGAAGCTTTTGCCATTCCACTTGCTGATTTAAACGCAAGACCTCCGGGTATACCTATGTTAACTAATAGCTCTGTAATTTTACCAGCCGCTGTTGCTTCTGCTTTCTCATCAAACTCTGTAAGATCATCAAACCATTGCTCAACTCTAGCAGCTTTACCACTGTTGACCCCAAGGTCCATAAGACTCGCACCTAATGAAAAGAAACCTTTTGGTATAGCAATCAAACCTGATGCTACACCTGACAACATAGACTCTATTGTACCTATTTTGTTATTATTGTTTTTGTAGGTGCCTTGTGTATCAAATATGGAAGCCATTGATACCCCCTATTATATTTCTTGTAGTTTGTTGTCTTCGGTAACTTGAATTAATCTTGTATTAATAACGTAAATACCTGGTGCAATTTCTGTTTTAGTCATTATATCTTTTAAATATTCAACTTCATCTTTACCATTTTCTTTCATCCAATTTTTAACTTCCGTTACATCTTCTATTCCAGCAACTTGATAACCTCTATTACGAGCTAGTCCAGCCAACATTTGACCTGATGGTAATGCTTTATTTTTTTCTAAATATGATTTTCTGTCACCCATTAAACTGTCTTGTGCAATTTTAGCTTCGTTAAGAGCTATTGCAGATCGTTTGTATTCATTGTCTAATGCATTCTTTTCTTTGTTTAAATCTTTTTCAATTTCACCTTTAAGTATAAGTGTATCAATTGCATCTTTAGTTTGAGCTGGTTTGTCAAATGCTTTACTAGTAGCTCCTATAATTTGATTAATTAATCTACCGGATTTAATATCACCTTTAAAATCTCCAGACTCATTAATTAATCTACTTGCTTCAATTAAAGAATTGTATGCAGCTTTTTTATTCATACCTTTAATATCCATAATGTCTCTGTATCTCTCAACATTTTTAGCACGTTTTTCTTCTGGAGACATTTCTACGCCGTCACCTTTTTTAGACGCATCAGTAGGAGGACGATAAGTTAAATTTTCTGGCATACCAATAGCTGCTTTAACTTTATTTATATTTGAAACACCAGATGCATCTGTCTTAGCTGAACCATCTTTTTCTCTAAATTGTTCACCAGGTAGTACAAGATCTACATAAAGTTTCGCTAATTCAGGTGCTGATTTACCTGCTGCAATTGCAGCTTTGTATGTTCCAACTGCACCCTGTGGAAGCGCTGATGCAAGAGAGAAAGCCAGCACCGGATTTTCTCTAATAGCTGCACCAAGTAATTTAGGATCTCTTAACGCTGTAAGAGTTCCTAATCTAGTAGTTTGTGTAGAAGGTATCATGCCTGCTTTTATTTGAGCATCTGTAAGAATATTTCCTTGTTTAGCTACGTTTGACTGCGTAACATTTCTAAATCTACCACTTGGAGAAAATATATCTTTAATTCTACCAAATGTACCTAACTTACCAGGAGCAAATGTTTGTGCACCTCTAAAACCTTGGTATATGTTTCTTGCCATAGGCAATAATCTTGCCAATCCCATACCAGCAGCTATTGCTGGTGGAATAAAAAGAGCATGGTGTTCTCTACCGTTTGTTTTTGGATATCTTTGATCACCTACTAAACCTGTACCTGTAGGACCACCATTCTTTTTTGGTTCTCGAATACCATCCATGATACCCTCTTTAATAGGGCCGCCGTATCTAAACATTGGTCTATTTAATGGTCTCATAATTAATTACCCAAATATTTTTCCGTACAATCCGCCGACACCTAAAGCCGTGCTAAGTGCTGTTTGGAAAGGACTTGAAACTCCTGGGTCTTGGTATTGTCCACTTGCAACGCCACCTAATAAACCTGTTAAAGAACTACCATATTGTGATAGTCTTCCATAAGGTTCGTAAGCTCCAGTTTGTGCTGCTTGTTGATCTGCAGTTAATTGAGCTTGAGTTTGACCCTGTCTTAATGCACCAAGAGATCCTAATGCAGAAACATCTTGACCCATACCTTGTCTTGCAAAGTTAGATAAACCAAATTGTTGGCCTGCTTGTTGTCCATATGCACCAGCCAATCCTTGTTGTGCTGCTGAGATAGCTCCCTGTTGCCCGAACAATTGACCTTGATTAGCAAAATCTTGTTGTGCTGCTTGTTGTGCTTGAGAAAATCCTGATTGTAATAGTTGTGCTTGAAGAGCTGCTCTGTCCGCTAATCTGTCAGATTGATATTGACCTAGCTGTGCACCTTCTCTACCACCACCAAAATTACCAGACGCAACTGCTGCATCTCTAATAGATTGTTCACCTAGTCTACCTTGTCTGTCATACTCTGCTAGTGTTGTATCAATAACTTGTGTTTGATACGGAGACATAAAAGGTTGATAAGCACTTGGTCCTGTTCTGCCGGCTGCTGCTGTTTGAAATGCACCTAATCCACCAATTGTTGATGCCGCTTGACCTAATTGTGCTGCTCCTAATCCTTGTGCAGTTTGTGCTGCTTGTAAAAAAGGTTGATAAGAACCAACACCGGCTTGCGCCAGGTTGATTGCTTGTGTCTGTAATGGATCTTCTCCAGCAACAAATTGTCTACCTGTAAATTTTGTTGTATCTATTGGTGCAGAGTATGTGGCTTTCGCCTGATCTGCATAATCTTTTACTGCCGGTTCTAAATAATCTTGTACTGACATTATATCATCCTTGATTGTAGCATTTGTTGTTGTTCATACATGGCTTGTGCTCCTTCCAAACCTTGCGAGTCTTCAGAAACTTCACCACCTTGTTCTAAATTATTCATTAAATTTTCCATAACTTCTGCGCCTTTATCTATATCGCCACCTCCAGCGTTTCTAACAGCATCTGCAGTAAATACAAATTCATTTTTAGATAGTCTAGCAGGTACATCGTCAGCTCTTTCTCTGCCGCCCATCTCTACAAAACCACCTGTATTTCTGTAATCTTTTTCCATGCCGCCCATGTCAATCATTTCTTCAGACACTTCGTCCATAATGCCACCTTCTTGTTTACCGACTCTAACTTCTTTACCACCGCTTGGATAATCAAATTTATTATAACCTTCTGGAGTTGTATAACCTGGTACTGCAGTCATTAATCCACCGTCAGCAGCCATAGCTACTGGTTGTTCCATACCGGCACCTTCTGGTTGTTGAGATGCTTGCATTACTGCTTTTACAAATTGTTCAAAAGACAATGTGCCACCTTTGTTTTTATATTTTACATATTCCATCATAAGCATTTGTTCTGCTTGTTGTTGACCTGCGCCACCACCCATGTTTAAAAATGTTTTAGGTTGTCTAAAAGACCTGCCTGCACCACTTCTTATAAATTCTTCTTCGTCATCTTCTTCAACAATCATGCCATTTGCATAACCTGCACGACCACCATCAGCAGCATAAAAATTTTTCATTACATATTGTTTCTGTGGCATAAAATCTAAACCAGCGCCTGCATCACCTGCACCGCTGTAATAGTTTCTAGCACGTTGAACCTGGTATCTTGGATCCATAACATCTACAACTTCTTCTTCCTCGTCATCACCACCCATAAAGAACGGGGCTGCAATTGCTGTAGCACCTAGGCCACCCATTAACATTTTACCCATACTAAATTTAGATTTAATGTCTTCTGGATTGTGTCTAAACATATTTCCAACACCACCTAAAAACCCTTTACCACTTCTAAGTTTAGTTAAAAGACCACCTAAACCACCTTGAGCTTTAATACCAATGCCGGGCATAAAATACGCTCCTGCACCTAATAAGGCAGCTCTACCTAAAGGACTTTTAAAAACTTTTTTAACACCTCTAGTAGCTTTCTTTACAAGCTTACCTAAAAAGTATTTTTGTCTAGGTTCCTGTAAAGAGCTTAGTCCTGCTTGCATTTGTTGGGGTTGTTGTGATCTAGATATTGCCATAATTTTACCTTAATCCTACGTTTTACTTTGTTTTTCCTTCTAAATCAAGAGGCGGCATCATGACGTGAACGTCTTGAGCCATCTCTTCTTCTTTAAAACCTTTACTTTCCCAGTCTTTTCTTTCCTTAAAAATCTGACCAGTTTTTTTATGTCTATATGTTGTTGTTACTTCTGCGTCTTTTATTTCCATTAGTCTGTTTTCTCCTTTAATATATTGAGATAACTAATACCAAACACTACACCATCAGAAACAGTACCAGCTGTTACGTATTGTAGAGTGGTTCCCCCTTCTACAATTAAAGGTAAAGTTAATATTTCTACACTAGCTGCTGTAGATAATGTTTGTGTATCAACGATCTCAAATGCATTATTTTTAATTGTTACATTAGGTGTATTAGAACCTGATTTATTTGTAACTCTTAAAGACCTAATAATAATAGTTTCATTAACTCCTGGTGATAATAACGTCACTGTCTCAGCAGCGGTGGTTGTTTTACCGTAAAATTTATATTGGTTTACTACTGCCATTATTCTAAAAAGAAACTTTTAGCTTCTATCTCTTGTTTGACTTCGTCTTGAAACGAAGTGTTTAATTTTGTAATTACAGAATCAAGATCCCTAACTAAAGATTGTATGTTAGACTGATTGTATTCTGCTTCTGCTCTTGTTAATGATTCTACTATCTTAGCCATTATTCTCCTCCACCTGGATCATAAGGATCGCTATAATCAAAAGTAGATCCTCCACTATCTGGTGCGAAACCAGCATCTTGTTGATCACTTCTTCTTCTAGTTTCTGATGCTGATCTATAAGAGTCATCAGAAATTCCTGAAGTAATTCCATAATCAGTAGTTCCTTTATTTTCTGCTTGCATTATATCGGTAAAACCAGTTTCGTCTTTAATGTTTTCTAAATCTTTTAAACCTTTTTTGTCATAATTATATCGTATTAAATTTAATTTGTGCATATAGTTTGGATCTGCTTTAGTTCCTTTTAAATGTTCCGGCACACCTTTAAAACTAAATATACCTTCTTCATCTTCTTCAAAAGTTACATCTCCATACTTATCTATAAAACTTTGTGATTCAAATAAGTCGTCTAATTTTTGAATATCTTTTGCTTGTTTTTTTGCATAATTACCAAAACCTGATATTACATTCCTACCAAAAATATCTTTATTTAATCCACTTGCGTTTTCTCCAAATATAGTTGGACCAGTGTAACCCATTCTAGATTGTGTGTATATTTGTTCAGGCATTGTCATTTTATCGTGATAACTACTTGGTAAAAATCTTGATATAAGAGTTGATATTCCAAGTGGGAGATCAGTTCTTACATCCCTTGGATCATCTACAGGATAATTTCCAATACTTGTTTCGTCTGCTCCATACTCTGCCATAGCGTTTTGTATTTCCGGCCCTGTCATATTATTATTTATGGGCATTTGTTTAAAACTAGGACCTAATTCTGCCATATTATATGCAGTTGCATCACGCATCATTTGATCTACAGAACGTTGATTACCTATTCCAAATTTTTGTAAAAACTGTGCAAACTTACCTGGGTTCTCTAATTTATTTTGTCGGGCAGCAAGGGCTTCATTAAAATCAAACATTAGCTGATTTGTAGGTATAGAGCCGCCTCCTCCGCTACTGTTAAAAGCATTTGTATTTACTATACCTTGATTGACTACCGGTGCTTCTGGTGGAGTAGGTATTTCAAAAGGGTTTTGTAAATATTTTTGTTGTGGAATATATTTAAAACCTGCGTCTCGTATCTCTTGGTCAGTAGCCATTATCTTCTTCCTCCTGGGTGTATGTCTAACCTAAATGTGCCAAGTTTCCAATCCTCGCTAGCTGCGGTATTGGCAATCTCTAATGCAATTTGTCTTGCACGCACTCTAACATCTTTTTTAGTTGTAGTCGAGTTACAACTAAACGTAGTTGTCACTTCATTACTATTTGGATATATTCTTGTTTTAAATTTAACTGCAGTGTTTCCTGTTTGACTAATAAAATCAGGTATAAATCTGCTAATTCTCATAATGTATTCTCCGTCGCCTCTTATATCTGGCATACCTACAACTTGTCCCGTAGGGTTTCTTCTTTGAGTAATATCAAAATCACCTGAAGTAATAGATCCAATTACAGCTGTTACCACACCTCCTGCATTAATTTGATCGGTCCCTGTTTCCTGTTGATAATATATTGTAATTCCGTCAGTATTACCTGTAACATCAAAAGACACATCATCAGTTGAAGTATAGTATGTAGCGTGAGGTTTATCAAAAACTGCTGAGTCTTGCCAAGCTGTTCTAGGCAAAGTTCCTGTTGTCCATATAGGTCGTTTAGGACTTGAGTCTAAGTAGTTATAAGTAACAACTCTATTAACAACATCAGAAGCATTTGTACAATAGAACCAATTTATTTCTCCAAACAAATTATTTAATCCTGCATTAATTAAATCTCTAGATGTAGCGTTAATATCATCATAAACATGATCTTCTACTAAACAAGGCATAGATTTTAATTGACCATCGTAAGTAAAAAATCCATTCTCAGACATCCAGTAAGCAGAACCATCGACTTCAATACAAGCATTTTTACCAAACAATCCGCAGTTAGTTCCCACCTGTTCAAAGGAGAAAGTAAACGGTTGTCCTACAAATTTCATAAGAAACAATGCGGTATCGGTCCATACATATATGGCATCCCTACCTTTTATGGCACCCATAATTTTAGAACCGTCGGCAAGCCTTTGTGTACCTGCGGTGTTATCCGCTCTAACTGTATAAGATGTAGTTTGATCTATACTCTCTTGAGAAGAGAATCTTATAAACATATCGTCTTGAGTTGCTTGATTACCTACTGTTGTTTCTGTTCCAAAAAATACTAAGTGTCTGTCGGGTGTAGAAACTAATACATGACGTGAAGCAGTAGGCGCATTTGCTAATAAGGTAGCTCTTGTATTAACAGCACCAGTTGCAGCTGCGTCCCATTCAAAACAAAAACTATTGTATATTAAAGCAATTAATTTTGTACCATAGTTATCTAATATCCACATTCCAGGATCAATAGTAAAGTCAGAAGAAGATGCTTCTCCCCATGCAACATAACCAGAAATGTTTGTAACCGTATCTCCTCCAGTGTGAGATGCTTTAGTTGTTCCATTAACTTCTCTTGCTCCACCGCTTAAAATATTTGTTGTAGTATTGTTTGCTGTAAAACTTATATCCTCTGTCCCTATTCTAATTTCTCCTGATGATGGAAAAGCAGAAGAGTTAGTTAAAGGAATATCTGTTACCGTATCATTAATACTAGATGCTAAAGTTGTAGTAGATGGTCCTAAAGCTGTACCGCCCCACAATCCTGTACCCCAACCATAACCTCCTAATTGTAAAGCTGGTCCAACATTGTAATAACAAAGAACGGATGCTGATCCAGCGTTTGTCAATGCCGACCCTGTTTCTTGAGAAGCCATTGTAATAGTAAAGGTTGTAGTAGTAGTAACAGAAGTTACCATAAATTTATTGTCTTCAAAAGTAGCGTTTGAAAAACTTGATCCCGATAATCCAGTTACATTATCAAATAAAACAATATCGTTCTCAACTAATCCATGAGCCCCGGTGCATGTAATCGTAACAATTTTTGAAGAAGAAGTACTAGTAAAATCTACCCCTGTTAAAGTTGTTCTAATAGGGTGTATGTCATAATAAGTCCCACCCGAATACACATAAAGAATTCTATTTGTACCTATAGCCGCATATTTAATACCGGCATTATCATCCCAATGATGAACGGCTCTAGCGGCACCAGTTAATTTGCTTTCACCTAATTGTTGCCACCCTCCTATTTTTTCAGGAGTCCCATATCTAAAACGTACATTATCGCCATCAAACCATTGCCCTTCGGCTCCTGTTTCTGTAACTTGTTTGTTAAAACCTGGGGCAAAACCTAATTTTTGTAGCATATAAAAAACCTGTTTATTAGGTGTTATATCAGATTGTGAATGATTTCAATAGATTTAAAGCAGAGGGAATCTGTGGTGGATCATCCCCCTGCAAGCCTAATGTATAGACTATTTTTTAGGAAGTGTAAAGCCTTTAAACCAAGCAGGTAGTCCTATGAAAAGACGTTTGTCAAATTCGTTTTCTTTAGCTAACTTAGAGCCTTTTCTATTATAATGTAAAAATACTTGTCCACAATCTTTACCAGTAAATTCTTCTCGCCAATGTTCTAAATCACAACCAGAATATATTAACATGTCTCCTTTATCTAAAGTTATTTTAATTCCAGCCTGTCCTTTTCTACCTGTAGGATCTAAATATATGGGCCATGGATCGCCTCCAAGGTTTAAAGTTGTAGATATTTCACATGAATATCTGTCTTTATGTCTAGCTAAAACATCTCCTTTTTTGTAAATTCTTGCATAAGAATACGTTTCGCTTAACTTTAATTTTGTGTGTTTTTCCATTACGGGTTTTACTTTTTGTAATAAAGTTTCCATTACTAAATCTCCATAATGGGAATATGTATTAGGAACTTGTTGATCATTCCATACACCCCAATAATCAGTAAAGGGTGATATATATTTTTGATCAAATAAAAATCTTGCGACTTTTCTTTTATTTAAAAAATAACCGTAAGCAAAATCTGCTACTTCTGAAGAAATAGCTCCTTTTAAAATACTGTATTTATTTTTTTTGAATGACATTTAATACTCCTTTCGGTATGGCTTGACAGTTAAAATGTATAAACCTAAATGGTTCGTACCCCATATCAACTATGTATTGATGAGGCATATAAGATGGAAAAAATATCATACGACCAGGTTGAACTTTATAATGCACTTGTGATGTAGCATAAGTTATTTTTGTCTTATCTTTTTCTGGTAGTAAATTCATAACATTACCTGCTCTTGGATCTTCAAACAATGGCATTGATGTTTTGTCACTAGCTTTTAAAAAATAAAAACCTGACATATGTCCGTTCCAATGAGTGTGTAATGTGTGGTGTCCACCACCTTTTTTTGCAAATTCTTGTACCCACAATTCTGTAGTAAATACTTCAAAGTTACTTAAATCAAAGCCCATTTCACCTAATAAATTATATGATGTTGCTCCTATGTAATTTTGTATTTCTAAAAAAGCAGGATCTCCTATTAACGATGTAGAATGAAAAACATTTCCCATGTCTCCTTTATCACCAAATTTTTTATTTCTTTTATCTATTGTTTCTTTTAAATTTTTCTTAGACTCTTCTATGTATTTATCTGATGCTTTATTTAAATCTTTAACAAATTCTGGTGCATCTCCCCACCATATTGGACATTTAAAATATTCTTCTAATTGTAATTGTTGCGGATAAGATGCTTGATCTTTTTTTATTTTTCTTTGTTTTTGTTTTAATTTTTTATTTTTCATCTGTAAGGCCATCCTAAATTCCATATTACTAAACTATGTCTAGATCCTTTTTTAACTGGGCACACTCTATGCCAAACAAAACCAGGGAATACAACTAAAGATCCTTTAGGTAATATTTCTTTACACTTTCTAATGTTAGGTTTTTTATCCGGGTCTAAGTTTCTAAAATCAAATTCTAACTCACCACCTTTATAATCTTTTGGGTCTGATAAAGTAACTGTAACAGATAGCTTTCTAATTTTACCATTTGATGGATCTCCTTCTTGTCTTTGATAGGGTCTATCCCACCCATCACAATGCCAATCATAAAACTGACCTTTTTCATATTTTGTAAATTGACAATTTTCAGAATAATCCCATTGAAAATTCCAGCCTGCACTTGCATTTGCTTCATGAATGTATGGATGTATTTCTTTATATATCCATCTATCGTTCATCCAAACAATGTTAGAATCTCTTTTTTGTTTTAAATCTTTTATTTCTTTTTGATTTAATTTTTTATCACCGTATCCACCTGTAACCGCCATTTGATCTTGTATAGATTTACCATACTTAACAATGTCATCACAAATACGTTCTGGTATTGCTGATTTAAAATAGTAATAATAGTTTGTAAGTTGCATATATGTCTTTATGCAATTAATATAACATTTGCTATGAAATTGTCAATGTACCTGAAGCTGTAAACTTAGCTAGCTTATCTCCACCTGGATGAGTAGACATGGTAGCTGCTGGTCCTGGACTAGAACTAAATGTAACTGCACTTGGTCCTCTAATAATAACAATACCTGGACCACCTGTACCTCCATTATAACCTGTTCCACCTGGCGAATTAAATCCACCTCCTCTTCCACCTGTTCCACTATTATCAGGACCATTAGCACCTGGTGCACTATCTCCTTGATTACCACTAGCTCCTCCAGTTGCATAAGTTGTATCGGGTCCTAAAATTGTGTTAGGAGCTCCTGCTCCTCCAGCTTTTGATCCACCACTTGGTGGCGTTGTACCTGCTGTACCAGCAGCTGTAGCTCCTCCACCTCCAGATCCTGTAGCATCTGGTCCTGGAGAAGTAGCTGAAGAAGTTCCACCAGCATTACCTTGAGGCGGATCTGTTGGTGGTGTATTACCTGCTCCACCTGGTGAAGTGCCGTTATCGGCTCCACCTCCACCTCCACCTGATCCTCCAGACGATCCACCAGTAGGTGGGTTATCTCCAGATCCACCACCACCACCACCTGCTGATGTAATTGTAGAAAAAACTGAATTAGTTCCTTTAGGAGCTGCGGTTCCTGATCCACAACCACCTGGCCATGTGCCACCTGATCCACCTGCACCAACTGTAACAGTATAATCACCTGAATCTAATTGTAACGCTGTTCCTTGTAATGGACTTGGTCCATATCCTGATGCTCTATATCCACCAGCTCCACCACCACCAGCAGATCCTACTTGACTACCGCCACCACCACCACCACCACCAGCGACTACTAAATAATCT